AGCAGCGATTGTCAACGCGGAAGCCTACGTCCACGAAATCCGCGAGCGCCAGGACTACGACGCGCTGCCATACGAGACGAAGGCACTGGTCGATCAGATCGACGCCTACGTTCGCGCCTACTGGGAGCTACAAGTCTCGACACCGGTCGAGGCAGACCCGCCTGCCGACGCCGACCTCGAAGCGGTAAGAGATCAGGTCGCCGACCTCGTCAACGCAGAGCCCGGGGGAAACTGATGCCGAACGGAAACGGGCACGGAAACGGAATGAACGGGACGTGGAAGACGATCGCGATCCTGGCGCTTGGCGGCGGGCTAGGAGCAGGCACCGGAAGCATCACCGCGTCTTTCGCGGACACCAAAGCCATCCGCGAGGTTGTGGCGTCTTCGCCGGAGATTGCAACCGTCAAAGCAAACCAGGCTGCGATCAAGGAAGACCTCGAACAAATCAGAGTCGATCAGCGTGAAATGCGGGTCGATCAACGTGAAATCTCTCGCAAGGTTGACAGAGTTCTTTTTGTCCTCGAACGCGAGGGGCGCTGACCGACCCCCCCGCCCCCCGTCGCACCGCGCGGAGCGCACCCGGGCTACTTGTTGGGGGAGTTGCCCGGTGGCTCAAAAAGCCGGGCGCTACGAGCAGCGCTCCGCGCGGTCGCATTTTACACCCAGCGGAATAAGGAAACACTATGGAACTTTGGAATTCGTGGCTGAACTCAGATTGGGGCCCCGCGATTACTGCGGCGATCGCTTTGGCGAGTGCGCTTTCGGCGGTTCTCTCGAGCCGCAGCAAGAGCCCTCTGATCCAGGCTTTGCTCGACGCGGTAGCGGTTATCTCGCTCAATATCGGGTCCGCTGTCAACAAGGACGATGACCGTTGATGAGGCGGCTTCTGCTTGTGTTTGTCGCCGCAAGCGTGATCGGCTGCGTAACCATCGGGACGGAGAACCCCACGGATCCAGAAGCCGACAACCCGATTGTGCTCGGGGACGAGTCGATGGACCCGCTGGGGTGCATGATCTGGAAGTCGAGGGACGGCGAAAATGCCGACTGCTGACGACTACCGGAACTACATCGACGACTGCGAAGAAGTGTTCCGGCGGGTGAAAGCAGGGTTTCGTCCGGTATCCGACGAGGAGCAGTATGGGATGCCAGAGGATTGGAGACTCCCACCGGATCCCGATCACGTGCGCGGTGACTGCGATGATTTTGCGATTGCCTGCCGAGCGCTTCTGCGCGAGAAGGACTACAAGCCGCGACTGCTCCAATGCCAAACGGAGACCGGCGTCGGGCACTTGATCTGCGTGCTGGGGAAAGTTGCACTGGATAACCGAATGCGTGCGATCGAGCCGATCGAACGGCTCGTGTCCCGCTTCGGGTACACGCTTATCTCCATCAGCGGAACCGCGCCTGGCGACGACTGGCACGAGGTGAAAGACCTTCTCGACTAAACGCCTCCCCGCACCCCCCAGTTGCGAGGTTGCCTATGGGAACGAAAACGAAAGCGTCAGGTTGGATCGACGGGATCACAACGCGGCAAAGCCGAACTTGTGCGTCCTGTGATTCTCCATGGAAGGAGACGATCCGCGAGTGCCTGGTCGCAATGCTTGAAGACGGTCGCAAGGCGGTGACGTTCGCAGCGCTCCATCGCTGGTTGATCGACCCTGGAAACTTCGACGGCGAGCCGTACCAGATGACACTGAGTAGCCTGCTCTATCACATTCGAGAGCACGAGCGCGATTTGCATTCGGAGATCGCCAATCGTGGGCAGTAGAACGAAGGTCAAAGCGAACGCCAAGCGGTGGTCAGAGGTCGTCGAGGAGACGCCGGAAGACCAGGCGCTACGCGAGGCCGAAAAGGCAGCACGACTACGGACGCAGGAACTAAAGCCCCCCCCGCCCTATCGCCGCCCGAAGAAGCCCAAACCCGCCGGGCAGACCATCTTGTGCATCGGCGATCCACACGCAACGCCTGGGCCGGAGGGTCGCCTCCCCGACAACCGCCGCTTCGAGTGGCTCGGTCGGGCGATCACGGACATCCAACCGGATGTGGTTTGGTGCGCGGGAGACCTGTTTTCTTTCGATTCACTGGAGCGCTTTTCGAAACCGGGATCGCGTGCGTGGTTTGACGGATCCGACTTCCACCGAGACTGCGATGCCGGGATCGACGCGATGCTCCGCATCAAGGCGCAGGTAGACGACTTCAACCGAGGCAGGAAGAAAGAGAATCGCTCCGAGCCGGAGAGATGGATTCTCACGCTGGGCAACCACGAAGCCCGTATCGACACACTGCTATACCAAACTCCAATCGGTTACCGCCTCACGGGCCTCATCTCGATGGAGAATCTCCGCGCTACGGAGCTTGGCTGGGAGACTTACCCCTACCTCGAAAGCGTCGAGGTTGCAGGGATCAGTTTCTCACACGCGAAAATATCGGGCGTTATGGCGAAACCGATCGCCGGGATACAGCACGCGTCGTCGCTTCTGGCGAAGACCTTCAAGAGTTCCGTGGTCGGCCACAGCCACTTGGCAGACCACGCGATCCGCACGTCCGGAGATGGAAAGAAAATGCACGGCCTGGTGGTCGGTTGTTACACAGAAGAAGAGATGTCCTACGCGGGGGAAGCAAACAAACTTTGGTGGCGTGGCCTGGTCGTTTTGCGCGGGTGCGACGGCACGGGGGACATGAACGTCGAGTGGCTGAACATGGATCGGGTGAAAGAGCTCTATGCCTAGGGCGCGAACAAAACGCGGTCGGGTATACCAGACGGCAAACTGGTTGCAGGACAAATTCCCCTGTCCGATGCCCGTCGAGCTTCGCTTCGTCCGGGCTGCGACCTTAAAACCCTCAGAGCGATATTTCGGTTGGTGTGAGAAGCGTGGCCGTCGCGCGCGGATCACGATCGTGTTCGCAGCAGCATGGCCGACCGGCTTGTTGATTGACACGCTCGCACACGAGTGGTCCCACGCGATGTTGATTCAACCCGCTCGGTGGGAGGCGAAGGCGGGTCTGACAAGCGCGGGGAGAGAGCGCCCGAGAGAACTGTTCCCCCACGACCCAGCGTTCGGCGTCGTATACGCCGGCATCCACGAGGCTCTGCACGACCATGACCCGGCCGGCACGGTCGAGTCATGGTGCTATCCGGAAAAATACCGACCATGACGGAACAAAACCTCTCAGCAGACTTGGCGGCGGCGAAGGTAGAAATCGCCGAGGCGAGGCACGACCTACGCAATATGCGGATGGTGGTGAACGGAAATGTCTCGGAGATCGCGCAGCTCAAAAATAGCCTCGACCGATTGAAGGCTCGGATCGGAACGGGCGCAGCCGCAGTGGCCGTCGCGCTCGGGCTGCTCGGGTGGTTGATCGAGATGTCGCTAAGTCGATGACGGAATTCCTAGCGCTCGACATCGCTGGTCACCTATGCGAGACGGCCCTGGTGCTCGGGATGTTTGCGATAGCCAAAGGACACTCGGCCGGGTGGCTTCTGCGTTTAGCGGGATCGATTGGCTGGATTTGCATCGCGGTACTTCTCGCATTCGAGGGCGTACTGCTCACCAGCCTGATCGTGTGGCCGCTGCTGTTTGCCTCGATCGACCTGTATGGATGGAACAAGTGGAGGGAAGAATGACCCTTGGACGCCGGCAAGAGATTTTCAGCGAGGCGTGCTGCCTCCTCGAGGCGTATGCGCGCATGAAAGGGTACACGGTGCGACGCGCCTGGGGCTACCGCGATGCGATTGCGGCGAAGCGTCTCGGCTTCGAACGCTCGTTACATACCAAGAAGTTGGCCCAAGATTACGACCTCTTTCTGAACAACCGCTGGCAAAAGAAAACCGAGCAGCACGCGGAACTCGGCGTGTTTTGGAAGTCGCTGTCTGGCACCTACGAGGGCACGCGTTTAGAGTTCACGTGGGGCGGGGATTTCGTTTCGAATCCGGACGGAAATCACTACAGCCTGCGTTACCAGAACGTATCCTAATGTCGTCGATCATCATTGCAGGTTCCCTCGCCGCCATCCTCGCCGCCGTTCTGTTTCTCGCATTTTCAGAAGTGCGTCGCCGCACTCGCGCAGAGATTGACGCGGACAACTCTCGCCAGGCACTCCGTGACCGACAACGCCTCGACGAGATTCTCGCCCGTCGGATCGGTCGCCGGGAGAAGCTGCTCCGGTTTCTTCGCAAGCGGGAGGGGAACGAGTGAGAGTTTTCCTCGCGGTGCTCGGCGTGCTGGCACTCGGCTGCCCGGCGACGACCGGAGTTTCTCGACCGCCGCCTTGCCCGCAGTGGGGAGCAGCTCTTGACGACTACGAGCGATTGCTGCTGCTGGAAGACGACGGAAGGATCGACCCACGCGTAGACGCCCTCCACGAATATTTGGAGAGGGTCGCGATCTATTGCATCGCGGTCGATGCGTACCGCGGCGGAGACCTACCCGATGGCTGGTAGGGCGAGCGGTCGAGGCTGCGGAGCCGGGCGACGCCTTGGGTTTTGGATCGAACCCCTTCGTCCCGCAACTGGGTGCCGCCCCGCTCGTTTGCCAGACCATGCGACTGGACTGCCCCGACCGCCTGCAAAATTCTAGTGCAGAAGCGGATCTGGTGCAGGTTGTGCCGCGCCATCTGCGGGCAAAAAAAGACCCCGGGTCGGTGTGACGTTTCCGCCTGCGCCCGGGGCCTTCCGTCAACCGGAGGATAGGTTTTCTCTAGCCGACGGTCAGGATTGTAGCGTCTCTACTTTTTCCGGCGAGTGGCGGCTCTTTCGAGCCGCTTCAGCTCTCGCTCGCACGCCTCCGCCACCCACGCGGAGCGGGTCTGGCCCTTCCTGGCCCTATCGACCCTCTTGTCGAGATCCGGCCGCATGACGATCGAGCGGGTCACCCACCCTTCGGTGTGGGCAGAACCCTCCGGTCTTCCGGCCCCCTTCCGGGCACCACCCCAAGACACCTTTGCCTTCTTCTTCCGCGCAGTCACTTCTTCCCCTTCTCGCTATTCACGGTGAGCGGCTCGAAGCGTACTGGATCGTCGTTGTCTAGATCCAGCTCGCCGCCCCCGACCATTTTGATTCTGGTGCGGAGGCGTCCCCGCCGGATCTCCCTGATCCGACGCCACGCACCCTCCAACTCCGTCGAGAAGAGGTCACCCTTCCCGAGTTCCTTCGCTTTGCCGATCATTCCCTATCCTCCACCGCCCATGGTAGCACAGTCGTCCCTCCCACTTTTCAAGTTGCCATATTCTCCATATTCTCAGACTGACAAGAGCCAAAGGGGGTAGGCTTGAGGCCCCCGGAGGCTTCGCAGGTGGCGCTGTAAGCGACGATCACCAGGGTCCGCCGGGAAATATGCGGGACGGGAGCAGAAACGGCGCGAGAGCAGAAAAAGCATTCGTGCAGGGAAAATGTATCTATATGTATCTATATGGCTATATGTGTGTCCCAGAGCGGTGAATCTCAAAGCCGATTTCCTTTATGATTCCATGCATTTACTAGCCGCGGGCTCGTCGGGCTCATAACCCGGAGGTCAGGGGTTCGAATCCCCTCCCCGCTACCACGTAACCCCCCGGAATCAATCACGATTCCGGGGGGTTTCTTTTTGGGGGGCTTTTGCTTTGGGACATCTTTGGGACATCTTTGGGACACGTTTTAAGTGGCCTCTATCGCGTCTCAGTGTCGGCCCCGAGGTCGTGGGAGCACCACCGCCGGGGGCGGAAGCGGTCACAGATCCTCCTCCTCGGTGGAGTCGCGAGCGATCCGCATCTCGATTTTCAGTTCCTTTACTTCGTCGCGCATTGGTTCGGGCTTGCAGGTGGTGACGCCTACATAGGCAGCGACTTCTGCTTCGTGAGCCTGGAACAACAACTCGGTTCCGTTGTCGAGGGTGAAACCGCGAACTTCCCAATAAAAACCGCGCATTTCGTCGTGGACTCTGTCCTGTTGTACTGCGACGATCTTTCGGCCGATGACGTCTCTCGCCAACATCATCCGACCCTCCCATTCGAGAACCGAGCCCAGCGTCGCCGTGCCCGCCCCCGTGCGACCACCGCAGCGTCGTTCCCGAGCCTGGATCGGTCCTTACGGCGGGCTCGTGAAAGCCCCGCCTCGAAGGCCGTCACCAGCGCCGAGCCCACCGCGACAGCGATCGCAAAACCAGCTATCGCATCGATGTAAATCGTCATAGTCACCCTCCCAGTCTTGCGATGAGATCGGCCGGAACCTCGTGCTCGGCCGTCTCCATCGGGATTCGATACGCCGGATCGGCCCAGCGTGCGTAACGCTGCGCGGTCACCTCGACGCTCGCGTGGCCGAGCTGCTGCGACACGTATGCGAGCTGGACACCGCAGGTGAGAAGCTGCGATGCGAACGTGTCTCGCAGATCCTTCGGAGAGCGGTCGCCGAGTTCCGCCAGAACGCACGCCCGTTTGAAGTGGCGGTTTCGCCAGTTGGCGGGGTCAATCCCCAAGATGAGGTCGCCGCTGCAAGGCTTGCGTCCGCAGTCCACCAACCACTCTTCGAAGTCGATGAGCAGCTCGCGCAACCGCAGGCTCATCGCAACCGACCGAGATCGACCGGACTTCGTCGAGCCGGTTGCGTCGCGACCGCGCGAGTTGCTCGCTGACACGCGAATCGTTCGGCTTGCGGCGTCCGTCTCCGTACCCAGTGAGATGTGCCCCCAGCGAAGCGCGAGCGCCTCCCCGAGGCGGATACCCGAGTCGAGCAGCAGCACGGTCGCAACGTGCTTTCGAGGATCTCTCCGTCGCACCGACTGGGTGAAGCGCTCACGCTTGCCGTGGCGGTTGCGCGCGACCAGGGCCGCGCGGTCGAGCGCCAACTCCGCCGACTTGTCCACCATCCTCTGGAGCGCTTCGAGGTCTTCGATGGGCTTGCGAACGTCTCCGCTCTCCTTGCGTGCGCGCGCTGCCTTCGTGTTCCCTTCCTTGCGGCGCGTCTCGCGGAACATTGCGACCGGGCTCATGCCGTCGAATCCGTTGTGCTTCTTCGCGTGGTGGAAGACGTCGGCAAGGGAATCGAGGTGGTTCTTTGCGGTCTTCTCGGCGAGCCCCTCTTCGTGAACAAGGCCGAGGAAGAACATTTCGATGTCGCGCTCGCCGATCCCCGAAAGCGTTCGCTCGCCGAAGGTGCGGTCGATTCGCTTTCCCAGGCCCAGGTGCGACCGGCGATCTTCCTGCGTGCTCGGGGCGAGTTCTCGCCAGGTCATCCCCCGCTCTAGAAAGTCGAGCGCAATTTCGCGAAAGCCCAGAAGCGATGCGTCCTGTCCAGCAGCAGACGCTTTCGCGGCCCAGCGCAGTTCCTCGACGCGGCGCTCGCCGCGTGTCCTGTTCTCGGCGGTGTCCTCGCCGATTTCGATCGTGCGCTTCTTCCCGCCGCGCTCGCGAATTTGGATCGCGAGAAGTCGAGAGCGCTCTGGATACCGCTCCCGAAACCACGTTCCCCGCAATTTACCTAGAGTCGTAAGTGAGATCGATGCCATTCCTATCCTCCTGGGCGATGTGCAGTCCAGTTACTGCACTAGTGCAGTTTAGCCCAGAAACTTGAATTCCACCAATGCCCCTAGCGGTCGTCTCTAAGTGTGCGGAATATGTCCAGATCCTCGCGCTTGCGCTCCGAGTCGGCCCGCCCCGCAGCCGCGAACCCGAAAACCCGGTCCACGTCGTCGGGGTCGAGCAGCAGCACTTTCCCCAGACGCTTGAACCTCACCTCTTCGTTTCGCATCGTGATCCGGACCTGTCGGCGCGAGAGTCCCGTGACCTCGGCGACCCGGTTGATCGTAATCCCTAAAGCCATTCGTCCTCCTCGGCGGCTCGTTGCGCCTCCACCATCTCCATGCACTCCATGAGCACGATGTGGGGCCAGCCTCGATCGATGCCCCACAGCGGTTGTTCGGGATTCGGGATGAAATTTTCCCGCGCCCAAGCACGCGCTTCGGTATCGCCGTCCCAGCGGCTATTCCCAACATAGTTGGAGTTGAACAATAGGTAGAGAAGGTGCTCTTCGTGGACCGCGTCGTACCGACGGCGGCGAAACAGGATGTCCGCTTTCCACGGGGACACCTTGTAAGCCGGCCCCCGCCACGACTTTATCCGCTTTCCTCCGCTGTGGTCTTTCAGATGGTCCCGGTCGTTTATATCGGCCGGCGTTAGGCTGTCGAGTGCGCTGCGAATTAGCGGTCGCGTCGCGTTGGAAACGAAGTCCCATTCCTCGCCTCCGTGATCGAGTGCGTTCGCATTTTTGACCTCGTCGCTCCCGACGATTGACCGAATTTTCGAGGGGCGTGTGCTCCACTTGCGTTCGTCGAATTCAAACGCAGGGTTTCGCCAGCAAGAAGTCACCAGCTCACCAACCCAGCGCGCTTCGCAAGCCGCGCGAATGCGAGCGCCGCCACGCTCGGAACGCAGCAGTTCCCGACGAGCCGAAGTCGGTCCATGCGTGAGGGAGACCATTCAGATGCTCGCAGAAGTTCGGGTTCAAGCGCCGGGAGGATTTCTGGATCGTTGCGAGCGATGCGTTCCCAGGCGGCTCGGTCGAGTGGCCCCGGAGGCCAGAGCGAGCGGTCGTCGAATTCCCGTACAGCACTGCGTCGGTCAGACTCACCCCGGCGTTCGCCCTCGAGGTTGCCAGATTCCGCGACCCCGAACTCTTCGCGTCGCCCGCAGTCGGCGTCGGCCAGGTCGCTGCCCACGTCTCCAGACTCGGCGTCCCGGCACTCGGGCGCTTGTGCTCGACCTGGCCCTCGTTCTGAGCCGTCCCGTACTGGCTGGCGGAAGGCGTCGGATATTCGTTCCGCTCCCAGGTCGTTCCAACCGAGAACGAAGATGCGCTCGCGCGCGTGCGGTGCGCCCAGGTCTGATGCGCGGAAACAGTCCCATGTCGCATCCATCCCGCTTTGGGCCAGGGCCCCGAGAACTTCTCCCAGTCCAGAAACAGAGAGCCCTGGGACATTCTCCAAGAAGACCGCTCTGCATCCCATGTTGCCAATGACCCGAGCAATGTCCTCGAAGATCCATCGCTCGTCGGCGGTTCCGCGCCTGGAGCCCGCGCTGGAATGGGGCTGGCAGGGGAACCCGGAGACGAGAAGCTCCGTGCCCACGAACGGAGCTGGGTTGAAGTCGGCGACACTTCCGCAGAAGACAGGCGCTGGATCCAGCGCCTGTTCCTCCATCCGGGCCAGGATGGTGGCCGCTGCCGCAGCGTCCCATTCGACCACACAGACCACCCGGAGGTCGAGGACGAGACTGAGGCCGAGTTCGATGCCCCCGACGCCACTACAAATCGAGATCGTAGAGAGCGGGGGGCTAGCCATCGCAACTACGCCTTCACTCCGAAGTTTGGGGCTGCAAGTTTAAACACGTCTTCTTCACACTCGACCAATTCCCCGCGTTCGGCGAGACATTTAAGGACGTCATAAGCAACTACCCTGTAGTGCTTCATCATGCAGTTCCCGCCTTCTTTAAACCAAAGATGATCTGCGCCAGCCAATTCACCCGCCAGAAAGAACTTGTCAAACCGTTTGTTGTGGTTCTTATTCATGAACTCCAGCGTTATGTCTGCAAGAGGGTGTCGCCACGCTGTCGTCTTTTTCTCTATCGCCATCAGTCTGAGTCCCGCAGGTTGTACGCGTTGAAAAGCCAACCGATGAAAGCGCCGCCCCAGGTTTTTTGCGCGACGTGTTGCAGGTCATCCCAGTCTTGCAGGGTGATCCCGTCTCCGAATCCGAGGCGTCGGTCGGTTTCATCCAGTGGAATAAGCCACGCCCAATACCAGGCCCCGGTCCAGTCGGTATGGTCGCGGCAACAGAATCGGGCCTTCACGTTGTCGGGCGACTTGACCTCGTCGAAACCAGTCGGACCCCAGTAAGGCGAGGCGCAAACGATTTCAGCCGGGCAACCACACTCCTCACACGCCGGTCTCTCGATCGGCGGATCGCCGAAAACTTCGAGTGGACTCAAAACAAATTCAGTCATCTTTTCTCTCCTATCCCCTACCTCAACGAGCAGGGCCCCAAGCCGTCGCTCGACGCCCGGTCACCGAGCACCTTGTTGTCCCGACTCGCCGAATCAGCCCTGCGCGCTCTAGTTCCGGTAACCGCTTCCAGGCCCCGTCGATGGCGGTTCGGTCGGCGACCTCTCTACCCGTCATCGGGCCGCTCGCCTCACGCAGTGCAACGATGATTGTCGCCTGCGCCCGGCCAACCTTGCCTTCGCGCAACACCTCTTGGTACGCCCACAGCGATGTCAGAGAGAGCTGACCGCTGCTCACGGCGTGCACAACTTGTGCCAGAGCAACGTAAGGCGAGCCAGGTTTCGTACTCCGACTGTGCGGTAGATCGCCTGCCTGTGCGCGCGGACAGTGCCTACCTCGATTTTCAACGCCTCGGCGATCTCGAACGTGTCCTTGCCGGTGACCATCAATTGCAGCACCTCGTGTTCGCGTGGCCGCAGATTTTCAATCCCTCTCTTCGCCTCCATCTTCACCCCCCTCTTGAAGTTCTATCAACTTGTCCAAATACCAGCGCGCCTTTCGCAGATCCGGAGCCGCCGCTCCCTTGTGGCCCGCCCGGACCACGTACTTCACGATGTTCCCAATCGCGTAGTCACGCCCGAACCCCCAACTTAGGAGCGCGTCGAAGACCTCGACATCGCCTCGCCGGTAGTAGTGCGGATTGAGCACGTCAGCGGTTTCCTCGACATCGCCCGAATCGTCGAGATCATCGTCTCGCACGTTCTGCACCGTTTCCCATCACGGCGAAACGGCGGAATGTCCCCGCCATGTCCCGGGCCTTTCCCCTTCCCGTGTTCCGACACTCGGTGCGTAAGAAGCGCGTCGATCAGCTTCGCTAGGTCTCTCACGTTTCGTTCTTGCATTCCACCCCCTGTCATCGATTGGCGGGCCCCAGGCAAAACCAGCCCGAGCGACGTTTGGGCTGCTGGGGGACGTGACAAGGGCCCGCCAATCATTACTTTCCATCGAGGTCACCGCCGATATCGATTTCGGCGTTCGGGTCCACGTGCTCGTATTCGCCTTCGCGCGTAACCCGGTAGATCCGTTCACCGCAAATACAGCACTCGTACAGGTCGGCAATCGCGAACAGCTTTGCCGGAGACCCGATTGCGAGGGGGTGCGTCGCGACCTTCTTGTAGCCTCCGAAGTTCCCATTCGGACACGGCGGTCGTTCGGCCTCGTCGCTCACTTGCCCTCGGCCTCCATCTCTAGAAACCCCTCGGCGTATTCCGTGGGGTCGATCGGGACATCGACGTGCTCATCGCCCTCGTCGATCACCACGGCATCGGTTGCAACGTCGTCCTCCGTTGCATCCAAGCCGAATTGCGCGATCACCGGATCCTTGAGTTTCACCGTGCGGGGCTTCTCGAACTCGTTGAAGGCCACGTTCCCGTCGGTCGGATAGTCGGTGATCGTCTGGGTCAATTTCTGAGTGCCGTCGATGACGTCGGAGTAGAGCCAGTCAGCGTGCTGGCTCACCGCCCGCCAAAGCACCATCCGCTTCGGATAGCGCTTCCACGAATCGTTGCGGGTGTAGAGGCCAGCGACCTTGGCGTCGGCGATGGAGAACTCATCGAAGTCGGGCTCGGGTTGATCGACTCGTTTAGACGAGACGGTGCAAGAAAGTTCCTCTCCCTGGCCGGTGTACTTCCGACGGATTCCGTAGGCCGGGTCCACCATTCCGCTCGACCGGATAAGGGCTAGAAGAAGTTTCGCGCTCGGGCTCGGGCGACCTTTGATCATCCCGATCTCTTCGATCGCTTCAGTGACGCTGATACCGAAGGAGATTCCCTTGAGCAGAATCAGACAGACCTTGCGCGGCTTTCCCTTCAAGTCGTTCTGGACAAGCTCGCTGTTCGCAAAGAAGGTCGCCATGTGCCAGACCTGAGCCATCGTCGAAGGCACGACGGACCCGATCTGAACTTCGATCTGTTCGAGTGCTGCCATCTTCGCGCTCTCATCGAGCGCCCCGGCAGGCGCAATCACATCACCAGAAGAGGTCATCGCGTTCGTCTCCTATGAGGGCGGCGGCATCCTTCGCCCAGGGTGGAAGGTCGATCTTCTTGATCGCATCGTCGTAGCCAGCCCAAACTCCGGACTGCTCGGATTCTTTCGCTTTCCGCAAGCAAATCTTGTAAGCCGCCCGACCCCGCTCGATGGCCCACGGGTCCAGCTCGTAGAACGCCACGTCGAAGGGCGGCGTTTTCTCGACGGCGACGAAGACGAACTTCCGTTGAACGCCGGTCTCGCCCGTGGCGTAGGCGACCGCGTCCAAGTAGAAGGCTGCTTGGATGTGGTAGGAAAACTTCGCGATGCTTCTTGAGAAGTCGTCCGGATCCGCTGACTGGCACGTTTTCAAATCAACGATGACCGACTCGCCCGCGAGCACCGTGTACCGGTCGAGACGAGCCTTGCACCAGAGGGACGAATCATGGTCTACCCAGACGGCGGTGACCTCGTTGACACCTGGCCCGCCGAGAAGCGCAGACCCGGTCGTCGTGTTTCGGACGGCCTCGACCATATTTCGGATCATCCGGTCGTCTTGCGCGCGGATGATCGTCTTGCCCGAGTTCTCGGCGGTGAAGACCGCCCACGCGTCTTTGCCTGCCTTGTTGCGCCTGCTTAAATCCGGCGCGACGGCGTACTGGAGCGGGTATTCGTCTGGTTCGAGTCCGAGGCAGTGAAAGGCGGAGCCCACCTCCATGGCCGGCGTCGGCTCGGACGGGCCGATAAGAGACTGCTTCGCTTTAGAAGCCGTACCCTGGTAGAGCTTGAGGAAGGACTGGTTGTGGAGCGTTTGCCCCTTTGGACCCTTGGCGAGGACGTAGTCGTCCATCGGCAACTCGTGCAGACCTACGTCGAGTCTCTTCTCGGCCATTTCTCACCCCCATGAGACGTTGAGCCAACACATACTGCACTAGGTCTGCTTCTCATGCAAGGGTGGGTTGCGTGGGTGGGAGATTCCCGAAGGTCATCCGTTGGTAATTCGTAGGCATCACTTATGAGTACGCACGGGAGACTACCCAGTTTTGTCAATTTCCGATCCGCCCCGCCCGTGCAATGTTCCCGTGCATGGGAGCATTACGAGACTTTAGAAAATCCCTCGGACTGACCGCCGACGAGGTCGCTCGCGAGGCCCGCCTGGCTCAGAGCACCGTGATCCGAATCGAACTCGGTGAGATCGAGCCGAAACTCACCACGGCGCTCAAACTCCACGCTTGGTCGAAGACCTGGCGCAAGCGGGGAATCGCCCTCGAGGATCTCCTCCCCGAACGCAATGGCCGAGAAGGTCAACTACCCGGCGACGAGTAGTGGGGCGACTTCGCGCCCGTCCCAACGTAACGGTCGCCTCGCTAGAAGCGGGGCTCCTTGAGGACATCCGCTGGGACCACGGCGTCGAAGTCATCATCGACTGGTCCCTCCCCCTGGAACGCGTTCGAGAAAAGACTATCGAAGCTGCTCCCGCCCTGGCGAAGACGATCGACGGTCAACTCGAAGAGTACTTCTTGAAGAAATTCCCGCCGTCAGACTTCCCAAGTCTGTACGAAAAGATCGAAACACTTCCGTTCTGGCGGCGGGTGCTCTTAAAAATACTCGGTTGAGCCGCAAACAGGGGGGGGAAAGATGCCTAGGCGTATGCTGGACGGTGATGTTCGCAAAAGCGCGTCACTTTCTAGGGTTTCGTTGGAGGCGGGATACTCATTCGTGCTTCTCATGACGATCGCCGACGACCAGGGCCGCGCCGACGGCGATGTCTTGACGCTCAGGTCAGAGTTATTCCCGAGGCGGCGAGATATCACGGACAAGGATGTCGAGCGTTGGATCAGCGAGCTGGTCGATGAGGGATGCATCCACCGCTACGAGTTCGAGGGCGAGGAGTACATCCACTTCCCCGCCTGGACCGACTATCAGCGGCTCCGGACACAGAGCAAGGAGCGCCGCCCCGCCCCCGAGAAGTGCTGCCTCGAACCCGCTTTGGCCGCTAAGAGAAGCGGAAGCGAGAAGCGAGAAGCGAGAGGAAAGAGCGGCGAACAGCCGCATTCTGCGGCAACTCGCCGCACTTCGCCGCCAATAAAGAGAGGCAAAGGACGAAGGGCTTCTTCGACGCAGAAGAGCAGCCGCCCCACCACCGCGCCGGAAGCGTTGAGCGAGGACGAGATGGCCCGCCTGACGAAGTGGGCCCAGTCCGGAGGCAAGTACAGCGACGAACAGATCATCGCCTGTGCCGACCACCTCAACTTCTTCATCGACGAGGCGCTCGGTTGGAACCGAAGCAAGGGGAAGAAGTACGTCGATTGGGTTTCTGTCGTCGAGAACTGGATCCGAAACGGAATCACACAGGAGTGGATCAAAAATGGACGACCTACGAAGCGTTATCAGCAGGATCAAGTCGATGGAAAGGGACCGCTCCAGCGGATCTTCGAAGAGCACGTCGGCATGGCCCGGCCCGGAGGGCGATAGCGAAAGGAAGCGGATCATCTACTTGATGATCGCATCCCGGCCAGGCGGCATCGTTGATCCGAAGATGACCGCCGAAGCGTTCATCCAGTCGCTCGCCGACATCCCCTGCTTCTGGCTCCGGAAAGCGGCGTGGGTGATCACGAACGATCCCTCGCACCAGTTCCTGCCCAACCC